ATAGCGTTAAGTTAGTAATGGAATATTCAACTGATAATATTAATTGGACTAGACTTGGTGGGGATACTTTAGAAAAGATTAATTTTAAAGATAGAATTCAAATACCGACTGGCAATATTAATCCATACACTACAATAACCGCATCAGAAACATCAACACTTAGAAAAACTTTTAAATTAAATTATATACCTGCTAGTAAGTATTACTTAAGAGCTAAATTTTACGAAAATCCGCCAAGTGGCTCACGATACGGAAGTGATTGTTATTTAGAATACATCACCGAAGAAGTAGGTGATGACTTTATTTATCCATCAACAGCATTAATATCAATTAGAGCTTTGGCGACAGACCAATTGAGCGGAAGTAACCCTAAAATAAGTTGTATCGTTAGTGCAAACTCAAATAACCCTGCATTAATATGTAAGCAAATGTTGCTAGAAAGTGGCATAGAAGAAGTTAGGATTTTATCATCTTTTAACGAGTGGGAAGCACATTGTAATAATATGGGATACGCTTTTAACGGTGTAATTGATACGTCTATGACACTTCGCAAAGCACTTGACTTAGTAAGCACAGCTGGGCGTGGTAGTGTTATACAATTTGGATCAAAGTTTGAAGTGATTATGGATAGATCCGAAACTATACCCGTGCAATCGTTCTCTTTTGGAATGGGTAATATTTTAAAAGATAGTTTTAGTCAGTCTTTCTTACCTATTTTAGATAGGGCTAACGTTATAGAAGCTACTTATTATGACGCTGATTTAGACTATGATCCTACAATTGTAGAAGTATCAAACAATAATTACGATAGTGTAGCAGAAGAAAATAGAACGTCCGTCACTTTAGTTGGGTTTACAAATAGACAACAAGCAATTAAACATTGTAGATATTTATTGAATTGCAATAGATACTTAACTGAAACGGTATCAATCGAAGCAGATAAAGACTCTTTGGTATGCAAGTATGGTGATATTGTACGAGTTAGTCATGATGTACCACAATATGGATTTAGTGGAAGAATTAAAGATTGTACTTTAACCACCGTTACAATAGACCGTGAAGTAACTATGGTAAGTGGCAAAAGCTACTACATTCAATTAAAAGATAATGAAAACAATATTATTGAACATTATGTAAATAATTCACTTTCAACAACTGACACTCTAACTTTCACAACTCCATTAACAGAAGCTTATACAAAATATGATAATTACTCTTTCGGTGAAGTGGGCAAGGCTTCAAAGTTATTTAGAGTGCTTAGAATTAACACATCAAGCGACATGACACGAAAACTTGAATTGTTAGAATATAACGAGGACGTTTACAATGATAGTGGAGATATTGACGTACCTTTAATTAGTGAATTAGGATTATCAAATTTAAGGGCAACGGATTATATAAGATATGCCAAAGATGGAAGCATTGAAACGGTTATGCAATTAGCATGGAGTGGTCAAAGTATAAGTTATAACGTATCTTACAAGAAAGCAACTCAATCAGCGTATAATAGCATCTTATCACACGATTGTTTTATTAATTTAATAGTCGATGACACTCTGTACGATATTATTATAACTGATACATACGGTAAAAGCGTAGCTACACAATATCAAGTAATAGGAAAGAGTGCAAAACCAAACTCGGTTACGAACTTAACAGCTATTGAGAGTGGCAATACATTTTCATTAAATTGGGATTATGAACATGATGTTGATTTTAAAGAATTTGTAATACTGCTTAATGATGTTGAAATAGGTAGAACAAGAGTAGATAGTTTTATTTGCTTCAGTGCAGGATTAGATACTAAAAAATTCACCGTTGTAACTCAAGATACAAGTGGAAACAATAGCGATTATGTAAGTGTTAATATTACTGCTCAACCTCCTAGAAATGTTACGAACTTCAAAGTGGATAATGCTTTCAATATTCAAAAGATTTTATCATGGGATTATAACAAAGAAGAAGATTTTAAATCTTTTGAAATTAGAATGGGACAAGGTAGTTCAAGCACATGGAATAATGCAACTCCTATTCATAATGGAATCATTACTCAAAGCCCTTTTGTATGGGATTATGCAGGATATAAAGAGTTTACATTATTTATCAAAGCAATTGACAATGGTGGTAATTATTCAGTAACTGCCGATAGAATACTTTTTAACGTTGGAAGCATGAATTTTGATAACATTTTAGAAACTGTTTGTATGCAACCTACATGGGAAGGAACTTTGACTAACGGTAATATCATAAATAATAAAATAGTAACTTTAACAGATACGACAAATATGTATTATCAAAATTCAATGTATGAAAGTGGCTCTTTTTATGATGGAGGATTAGTATATACAGAGAATAATTTTTACAGTGGAGAATCATCAAATTATATATATGGTAGAAAAATACCTATATTGACATATATTTTTAATACTTCATTTAATGCAGGTGGGAATATTAAATTTAATTATGATATTGACGGTGATTTTAAACTTGAATATGTGTTAATAGGGGGTAATTTATTATACAGTGATAATTATTCGCCTAAATATGATGGTGGTAATATGTACGACGATTATAGCAATTTTACAGAATATAACAAGCCTTTTGCAATATTAGACAATACTGTGATTAAGTGGAAGTTATCGTCCACAGGTGGAGCATTAGAAATGTCTCAATTTTGTGGTATATGTGATGTACCTGATATATACGATACAATTAATGATAAAACGATACCTATTGGTGGTATTCAAGTTTTACCTAATGTGTCATTCCATGAAATACAAAACGTATTAGTGACATTGCAAGGGCAAGGGATACCACGAGTTACTTCAAAAGCTCCAAGTGGTGCAACTATTCAAGTTTTTAACGCTTCCAATGTGGACATTGGAGGTATAGCTGATATACAATATAAAGGATTCTAAAATGTGTTATAATAAATTATTAAAAAGGAGTTATTAAATGGCAATTCCATCTAAAAACGTGTTAGGAAACCCGAACGTAACTGAGGGAAATTTTCAAATAGCGATAGAGCAATTAAGAGAAAGTGTTATTGGTAGTGGTAAGACATACGATAGTGCTAATACATATATGGCGTATGACATTTGTTATTATAATGGGGCAGTGTATTATTCAAAAATTAATAGTAATATTGGTAATACTCCATCTATTGGAGCAAACTGGGGTGATTATGCTGATTTATTGTCAGGCGTGGTTCATAAAACTGGCAATGAAACAGTTGCGGGTATTAAGACATTTACAGCAAGTCCTATTGTACCTACTCCAATTGAAGATTATCATGCAAGTACTAAAAAATATGTAGATGAGCAAATACTTATTGTAAATGCATCTATCGAGAAAACAACAACCCCAATAATTGGTTTAATTTGGAATCAAACAGACGATACATATAAGCGTATTGGTAAGAATATTAATTACTTAAGCATTGATGGCACTGGTGAGTTTACAAGTTGGAAAAGTCCTACTGCTGAGCGTCAAAATGATTCTGACACGATCAACGGTTCTCCTTTAACAACTTGGCTTGATACATCTACAAATCTTCCATTTAGTTCTATGAAACGTTACGTTATTGACAATACAGGAGCAGAAGTAAAAGCATACAATGCTGACAGCTTTACACATGCCGATCAAACATCTATTACAGCGACTCAGCAGATCATGGTAAAGATACCACAGTTTAACTATATTCAAGCGAAGATAGTAGATGGTGGAAAAACATACCATGTTTACGCAGTGGCAAAGAGTGCTTTTACACTTGATGCATTAAGTGATCTTGGCTTTATAGCTCCTGTGGTTACCGTATGGAATCCAACAACGGGTGTTTCCAGTGGTACGGTAGCTAGTAATGTTATTTCATCGGCACTTCACCCAGCGTTCATTGACAATGCTGGCGCTACATTAACAAAAAGATATTACGGTGCATTTAATGCGGTCAATGGTAGAAGTATCTGTGGTGCTTCTGTTCGTCCAACTGCTAGTATTGCTCTTGCGACTGCTAGAACACAATGCCAAGGCTTCGGTACTGGATTTACTCAGTTAGACTTTTTTCTTGAAAGTGCCAAAAATATTCTTGCACTTATTGAGAGAGGAAGTCTTTATTTTGAGCGTGGTGGTGTAAGTCTTGGTAATAAATGGGAAGGAAACTCGGCAACTTATGATGGTAGCCAAACATCTTACAATCGTGACAATGGTCTAACCCTCGCCCTTTTAAATAAAACAGGTGTCATTCTAAATGCCTCAAATCAAACCATTGCAAACTCTTACCGCGGTATTGAGAACTATCACTCCGCTTTATGGCGTTGGGTTGATGGTGTTTCTTTGAGTGCTAACAAAGTTTATCTCGCAAAACCAAAAGCAACGTTCAGCGATGGAACTATCACCGCACCGTATTTTGATAGCGGTTACACCGTTCCTAGTGGGGCAAGTGCGAGCTATATCGCTGATCTTGGTGCTGGATCGTTTATCCCTGTAACGCTTGGAGGATCAGCATCGACCAAAGTGACTGACGGAGCATGGACTGGAAGTACAGCCCTTTATGTCGGCGGTAATCTGAATTATGCGTCTTCCGGCGGTCTGTGCGCTTGGAGTTCGTATTATCCTGCTTCGGCTGTGCATTGGACTTTTGTCTCTCGCTCTGGCTTATAAGGCCATTGCCTAGTAGATAGGACACGCCTAGCGTGTCCGTGCTTTTAAAAAAATTGGAAAGGAAAAAAATGATCTCAGGGTGTGTAAGAGTGCGAGCCCTTTATGTCGGCGGTAATCTGAATAATGCGTCTACCAGCGGTCTGTGCGCATGGAATTCGAATAATCCTGCTTCGAATGTGAATTGGAATATTGTCTCTCGCTCTAACTTATATTATGTATTGAAAACATACTCTTACATGTCCTTAGCCCTTGCTAAAATACACGACTATCTCTTGCTATGTGTTAGTAGGTTATACCGAACACTCAAAGAGGATATAAGCCTATGAAAAGAGTTGGAAATCTTTTTGGGCAAATAATAGATGTTAAAAATATTTTAGCAGCACATAATAATGCCAAAAAAGGAAAAAGAAACTATGCCGAGGTAAAACGTTTTGAAGAGCGTCCATACCACTATGCACGTAACATTAGAAGATCGTTGATCAATAAAAGTTACATCCCTTCACCGTATGTTTCTATGCACATAAGCGATAGAGGCAAACCAAGGGAGATTTTAAAAACGAGTTACTATCCTGATCGCATTATCCATCATGCTTTAATGCAAGTGGTGCAGCCTATTTTTGAGAGCACATACATCAAAGATACGTATCAAAGTATTACAGGCCGTGGCACGCATAAAGCGATAGAGCGCATAAAGATGTGGCTTAAAGATGAGAGATCAACAAGGTACTGTTTAAAAATAGATATACGAAAGTTTTACCATAATGTTGATAATGAGATCTTAAAAGCAATGTTTCGCAAAAAAATTAAGTGTGAAGATACCTTGCATCTTTTAGATACCGTGGTAGATAGTTCTAAAGGATTACCAATAGGAAACTATACATCACAAACATTTGCAAATTACTATCTTTCTTTTTTTGATCATTTCGTCAAAGAGGATCTAGGAAGTAAACTTTACATTCGATACGCTGATGACATTGTCGTTTTTGGTGAAAGTAAAGAAGAGTTACACGCTAAACTAAAAGCAATGCGGGCTTATCTTGACACACTCAAACTAGAGATAAAAGGCAATTGGCAAGTTTTTGAAACACGTGGTCGCGGGCTTGATTTTTTAGGTTATAGGCTTTTTGGCCATTACACATTGCTTCGTAAAAAGATGGTAACAAAGATAAAGAGAGCCGTTTTAAAACCAGTTAAAACACTTAGTGACATAAGCAGAGTAATGAGTTACTTTGGTTGGATGAAAACGGCCAATGCTTACAATTTATTGCGTGTTCTACTCACTAGGAGTTTAAGAGACAAAGTGCGAGCCGTTGTTAAACGATTGCACATTAAAAATCCATTTCGCAATTTTTGTATTGCTCCAAAACGTAGTTCAAAGTTTTTACAATTAACACTATTCTAAAGGAAAGAAAATGACCGTTATCAAACAATTCAACACTGAGCTTCCTGCTCATTTTGAGGCAAACAGAACACAGGTGAATGTAGGTATCACACCTGCAACAAAGATAGTCGAAGAAGTAGAAGTAAGTGGATATGAATACTTTACAGCATGTTTTGAGCACCCTGAAATGTACACCGATGATGCTCTTTTTGAGATTGCTAAAAAAGAGGTAAGAAACTATGAACTTGGAAAAATTGTTGTAGAGGTAGATGGTTTTCTACTTGATGGCGATGAAACAAGTCAAGAGCGCATGAATAGAGCCTACACAATGTTAGCAGATAGCGCCACAAAAGAGTGGAAAGACGCCAATAATACATGGCAGACTATCCCAAAAGAGACTTTCAAAAATGCTGTTGTTGCAGCAGGGGCAAAGCAAACAGAACTTTGGGTCAAATACTCATAAAGGATGCTTTAGATGGAAAAACAATCAATAATACTCAATACATTTCTTCTCCCTTTAGCTTCTCTTATTTCATATTTGGGGCTAGATGCGCAGAAGCTTACGATATTGATTATTTTGATGTGCATGGACATGTTAACTGGCACAATCAAAGCCTATAAGATCAATGAGAACATAACCTCACGCAGATGGATAGCAGGGTTTTTGAGTAAATTGGTTGTTTTACTAGTACCTTTTACGGTAGCCCTTATGGCAAAGGGTGTTGATTTTGACATTAGATGGTTTGTGAGCCTTTGTATCTCTATTTTGGTCGTTGCTGAGGCTTACAGCATCTTAGGAAACGCCTACACGATTCAGACAGGAAATGAGGTTGCGGAGATAGATGCTGTATCTGCAATTATCAAGATGCTACGTGAAATTTTTGAAAATATGATTGTAAGGGGGAAGTGATGTGGACCATCGCACTAGGAGCCGCCAAAACATTTCTTGGCAATCAGCTCAATACACTTTCATATGTTCTCATCGCTGCGCTTATTGCCTCTTTAGGATGGAGCGCTTCACTAAAGATGGACGTATGGAGTTTGAAAAGTGATCTTTCTACGTGCAAAGATGAAAAAGAAAAAGTGGAAGATGAAAACGGATACTTACTTACCGATAAAGCACGATACGAAAATGCTATTGCTATCGGTCAAAAACAGCAAGAAGAAAAAATTGTATACGTTGATAAAGAGATAGAAGTCATTAA